ACATATCTAGCTGATACTGCAAAGCACGTTCAATTACTTCAGCAATAGACCTGCCGACAGGATCACCATCTTTAAAACGTCTTGAAACTTTTGGTTTCGGTGTCTTGAAATACAGAGCCGATTTCAGAGTATCAACATTGCTGTAAAAGATATTCATGGTATGAAAAGGTCTTTCCTGCCTGTCCATGCCGTCATCTCTGTATTTTTCAACTAAAGCCTGTGACCTGTCACGCCAAGTACTTTCAAACCTTCTCGCCTCTGTAATCTTATTGTTCCAGAAAGCTGCACGTTCGTTCTCTTTTGTTGGCTCAGTTATGCCTGATCCATATGCCAATTATAATCTCCATGATTTATATTGATTTGCATTATCAAGACCTGCCATCATTTCATCTATGGTAGGCGGTCTAAACTTATCTTGTTCCATTTCAGGTATCGGTCTTTGATAACTTCTGCTCATAGAAGCGTATCTCAGTTCATCAACTGCATGATCTTCCTGCTTTGTATTAATATCCTCTGGCCTATGTTTATCATGCTGCATCAGAGGCAATGTTCTTATAAGGTCTGTACAGGTTTCAAAAAGATACATCATCGGTGTATTATCTTCACCAATCAAACGCTGTCTAATCTGATCCCAACCTGCGACCCTTGAATTATCTGCCCTTCTAAAACGTACACCTAACTTTGCCATACGTTCTCCAATAGACGGCCCAGATTCCCATTTCCATATTGATGGATCAGCTACAGAATAATCGATGCGTTCAAAGCCTTCTCTGCTTTTAATGCCTTGTGCAACTTCTTCAGCCGTCAGTTTCAACCCACGATCTGGCCCTGCTGCTCCATACCATTCACGATACTTAATCAATGCACCATCTGGAAAATCATCAGACTGCTGTGCAACAGTGTACCAACCGACACAAAACGGCTTTGTAGAACCCCAATCAAAGCTTCTAAATCTAAGCCAGTGTTCTGGCAATTCAAACGGCTTTACAACATGGCGATCACGTCTAAAAACATCACCAAAGAAAGAACCAACGACTAAATCCCAATCACCTTCTCTTAATGCTCTAGCCAACTCAAACGGCAAGCCAGATAAAGATGCACCATAATTAGGGTCAATAAACTTATTATCCTCCATCCTTGAAGGAATATACATCGACATCCAACCCTTATCGCTCTTGTTGCGAGGGTCTTTCATCGTTACATCATAAAAGTACGTCTCAGGCGGTGATGGATCGATATACAACGCTTTTAAGAAGTTATGACTGATACCACCAGGGTTAGCCGTCATGACCAATCTTGGTAGATACTCTTTCTGTTTCGGCTCATAACCACCCAAACGCAATCTACTTTTTATATAACCTAGCTGATAGGCTGACAGTTGACCTGCCTCATCTACACAGGCTAGGTGTATTTCAGCACCCTGTATTCGATCACAATCAGAATCTCGCTCCAGATACTGAAACTGTATATAAGAGCCATTATAGAACTCAAATCTTTTCCTAGATTCAGAGAAGTTACCCAGTTCTTGAGGCATCTCCTTCTTGATCTGCTGTATATGGTTACTCTCTAACTCTGGCAATGACCTTCTAAAGATATATGCCTGTAAGCCAGGATTCTCACAGCAAAATGCGATGCAATCCCATCTCAGTGCGTGACTTTTACCACCTCCATTGTTTTAGAAGCCTACCCCCCTCCAGAAAACTGGAAGGGGGTAGACCCCTACCGCTCCTCCAAAGAGGATTTGCCTAGCACGACACTTGTGTAGCAATGCCTGTTTAGGCTGCGGATCATATTCAAGCTTTATTGTTTTTGCCATTAAGCCACTGCTGTCATACTATCTTGCATTACACTTGATAATAGTTGTGGACTATCTGTCTTTTCTGGATCAAACGCTGCATCAGAAGAGCGAATGTTTTTAGCATCAAAGATTACAGTTTCATCACCTGCTCTTACACCATCAAATCCTGCCGCTTTAGCTTTTTCAGTTAGCTTAGAAGCATTAAGACCAGAAACATCTCCACCTTCTCTTATGTAGTCTGACAATGAGAACAGAAAGTCACTATCAAAGCCTTCAAAGAAATCTGTGTCCTTGTTAAAGCTAGTTCTTACATCATCTGCAAATTGATAAAATAACCTTTCTTTTGCCTCTTCCTGTGTCTTTGGAAAACCATCATCATACCTACTTCGCATAAAAATTTCTCTAGGATCACCATCAAAACCATCATCTGTAGGGTCAATTATTTTAGCTGTGAAACCTGTAGTGCCATCAGCGTTTTGTGCAGGTAAAATTTTCACATTTTCATCAAAATATTTAACAACTTTTTTAGCACCTTTTAGTGCTTGCTTATGCGTATCATCAAGCATATCAATCTTATCTAGCTTTTCTGCCCAATTAATAAACACAAGCGGACTTCCTAAATAATTTGGCTCTCCAGATGTATCAGTTAAATCTAATAAATCACCTCTTACAAAGTATTCACCGACATTTTTACCATAGTATCCTGCCTCTCCTGCATTATCGGCAAAATAAAAGCCTCTACCAAAAAACCCTTCATCTCTTGAACCAATCTTGCTTTCGTCAAACTCAGTCAATTTATCTGTGTTTGTTCCATGATAAATAGGATTATCTACATCAAAGCCTAACTCTCTGGCTCTCTCTAACTTACTCGCTTTATCTAGTGGTAACGACTGCGGTTCTACTTTGGCTATGCTTCCAACATCAGAACCTGGCATTGATATTTTTTCTGTATCAAACACCATGTAATTTGTTGTGGTTTTACCATCACCCAATCCTCTTCCAGGATCAGATATATTATTCATAATTACACCATCAATGGTGTCATCAACTAATGGGTCAAAGCCAAAAATCCTTAATTCATCCATTAGTTCAGATTCAGGATCAATAGCGTTAATTTTTAAATCTTCGTTAATTTCTGCAATTCTTTTTGATAGCTTACTTGGCGTTAAGTATTCACCATCAAAGTTAACACCTGACCTACCATCAAAATCCATTGTCAAAGGTGATTGTAGATCAATATCAGCTTCAACAACATTCGTGCCATAGGCCTTTGCCTCTGATTTCTCAGTAGAAAAGAACAAGGCATCTGAATCAACACCACTAGCTGACTCCTGACCTAACTCAAACTTGTCAATATTCTTATTTGTGCCATGAAATACCCTAATACCCTTAGAAGCATCACTGGCAACGTCTGCAACATTAGTGGTTTTTCTAATTGCACCAGGTGCTTTTAATAATGCTCCTACTAATGCACTCGCACCTAATGTGGCAGGAGCAGCTATGGTTGCAATATCTCCTGCAACCCCTAAAGCCTGCAACCCTGCATCAGTAAATTGTCCTTCTCTAATGTTCTCACTAAAGCTTGGCAATGGCTGTCCTGTTACATCGACTGCACCACCATAAGCATCAACTATTCCTGCTCCTGGAAAGAATGAAGTACCAGTAACGGCTGTACCATAACCTGTCCTTGCTGCAACCTCTGGATCAACAAAATAGCTACCTCCTGCATCTGCTCCTATCCCAAAAGGGCCACCACCTAAATTCTCACTGGCTCTCTGTATTGGTTGCATTAACATCTGTGCAACCATTGATGGATCAAATTGTGTCATTGCAACCCTTCTTTTGTGCAACCTATTTAATAGTGCAACCTATGGTGGTTAAAATTTTGTGTGTGCGTGGGTGTGATATATACACGTTCGCTGTCTCTGCAATGCCCTACCTGTGGGGCATGACATGGGGGCTATGTGGTGACTATGTGGTGACTAACTTTCAGAAACCTCAGAGTTATCAATGGTTACAGAGTCAATGGTCACAGGTTCTGTACTTGTATCCCTCATAATGTTTATCTGTAGGTTCATTGCACCTAACTTATTGTTTTCATTACCAAATATCTGTCTTTGTGTTCTTTCTAAGTACCAACTATCAGCTTTCCAATCACCACGATCTCCTGCTTTTTTGATGTTCTGCAACTTAAAACGCACTGCCTCGCTCTCTGCTTGGCGTACCAACAAAGCAAACTGATCGTCCCTATCTACCCATCTATTCAAACTATCTAACGACACTCCTGAACACTGAGCAGCTATCGTTCTTGGGTTGCCTTCCTTCAATAGTTCAAGGATAGCATCCTTGGTCTCTGGCGTATCCTTATCAAATCTCTGTACATGATTACGTTTCGTCATTAAGGTTGCACTGCGTTTGGTTGCACTTTTAATCTCACCATTTGCAACCTTTGCATTGATCTTGGCTACTTCTACAGCTTTCTGTGAACGTAACCAACCAAACCTCTTGGCTCTCTTCTCTATTGCTTGTCTGCTTATCTCAAAGTCTTTCGCAATACAAAAAGCCTTCTCACCTGATCGTATTCTATTCTCTATCTCTAACCAGTTAACACCAGGCTTTAACTGTCCTCGCATTATTTATAACCTCATAAAAAAACAGCAACCTAGCGGAGAATGACGAGTAATCTACTAGGCTGCCGATTATAATTTAACTCTAATCTTTAGGATTATATATGAAAAAAATATATCTATATTAATGTTAATGAATTATGTGTCTAATTCTGGCACTTTTGTCTAATAAAAAATAGTGACACTATTGTCCTAATTTATGCTGTAATCTCACCAAAGCTAGAGTGTGCTTGGCTTTCGCAGTATCTTTATTACATGAAAAAAATGCACAAATCTTTCTCCAACTCATCTTTGAGCCTCTTAACCAGACTATTTTCCTGTCCTCTAGCGACATATTCAACACCCATAACAGTGCTTCATCACATCGATCTATCATGTCATTAGAAGGTTTAATATGTACTTTGGTTTCATTATAGCCATAAGCAAGGTTCGCATCGTTTGCATACTCTGGCCAAAAGGACAGCTTCTGTTTCTTTATTGGAGATGAAAAGCTATTACAGACCATAACCATTTCTTCCAACCTGTCATATAATTCATCAAGCCCCATTACATCAGCCATTAAACCACCTTATTTGCTCTCTATGTATCTGGTTTGTTTTAATCATTGCTACAACCTGGTTAATCTTATCGGTGTCTCGGTTTATCTTATCTTGAAAGGCAGGCCCTGCTGTTAACACATCATCCACACTCAACTGATAGGTTGTTGCAGTATAGACCTTTACTGGTACAGTCTTTTCTTTATAGCTATTAGTGATAACAGATTTTAAATATGCCTGTGGTCTTCCAGAAATGGTGGATAAGTTAACATCTTTTAAAGCCCTGAATATAAACTCATCTTTTTGTTCCAGAGTCTGTCCTTCAAAGAACTGATTACAATGTTGCCTCAAAATACCAAATAACTGTCTAGCCCCTTCATCTGACAAACCTAATGGCTGAAAGAATGAGATAGCAGTTGTGAAACTGTTATTGATTTCTTGCTGCTGTTCATTAGTACTTTCTTTATTTAGTACTTTCTTTACTTTGTAAGCTTCACTGATATCCATTTGTGGTAAATCCATTTGTGGTAAACAGTGAAATGGTTCAAATGGTTGGTCATAAACATGATAAACGATTTGTGTGTACTTACCCTGATCTCTGATTACATCTTTTTTGACGTAACCATATTGTATAAGATGTTTAATAATTGCGTAGACTTTATTGATGCCATAGCCAAATCTGTTGGCAATATTCTGTGCATTGACCTTCCAATCTGACGGCTTTGATAACAAATAAACAAGTACTGCCAGACCATCACCAGATAACTTCTCATCATTAATCAGCTTGTTAGGTAAAGTAGAATAGTTCTCCTGCAATGTGGATTTATTAATAAATGTCTCAGTCATCTTCACCCTTCGGAGTAGATATAACCAGACCACAGACCCAGCACTTTCTCACTTCCTCATTCCTATCATCATTGAGTTCTGCTAGGCATTTAGGACATTTATTATTATCGAGCCTTACCTGTATCTCATCTCTGTCTTTAACCATCGGCCCATCCAAGCTGCTTA